CAGCCCCCTGTCGTCCAGATACGCCCTGATCGACGCTGCCTCGGAGAGCTGGCGGCGCACCTCGCGGGCGACCGCCTCGGGCGACTGGCCCGGTGCCGCGTTGACGGTGATGCCGCCCACGTTCACATTGGTCGAAGGTCCGGTCGGCGCGGCGCGCGGGCGCAGCGGGGCGGGCGACCAACCGGAAAAGGCCGCCATGTCGTCCATCGCCCCGGCCATGCCGCCGTAGCCGCTGTCACCGCCAATCCCCGCCGTGCCGCCCGCCTCGGGCGACCGCAGCCAGTCGGGCGTGATCGCGTTCAGCTTTTCATTGAGCCAGGCGATCAGCGCATCGATCTGGCTTGCAATGCCGGCCCGCAGATCGGTGATCCACTTTTCGCCGATGGCGTAAAGGTCGATGTCAAAAGCCGAAAGGATCAGCGCAGCCAGCCCGATGGCAGCCTCGGTGACCAGGGTGAACGGATTGAATTCTGCGATCACCTGCCAGATGCCGTTCAGCAGACCCTCGTCAAAGGCCTTGCGGATCGCCTCGATCTTGTCGGTGAAGTAACTGACGATGCTGTCCCAGTTGAAGTAGATCACGGCGGCCAGGGCGGTGAAGGCCAGTGCCAGGGCGACAATGGGGGCCGAGGTGATTGCGGCCAGACCGATGCCGATCTTGATGATTCCGCCCGCAACCAGCAGCAGCGAGTTCGAAAACAGGGCCGCCAGCGCGATCCAGCCCAGTACATCCCAGCCGCCGACGATCTCGGCAAAGCGTTCCAGCGCCGGGACGACGGTGTTCCAGACGGTGTAGATGCCCACGCCCAAATCCCGGATGCCCTGCAGCACGGCCATGATCTGCGCGCCTGCCGTTTCCGCCCAGCGCTGCAGCTCGCCGTTCGCGGCCATCCGGTTCAACGTCTCCAGCAGCTGCTGCAGCTGGCCCTTCATCCAGACGAACAGCCCCGATCCCATGACCATCCGCTGGAACCGCGTCCACTGATCCCAGAGGTTCGAGATGATCCCGTCCCAGGTCTGCGATGCCCGGTCCGCCGCACCGTCATATCGCGTGCCCAGCGCTTCCATCAGCAGGGTGATCTCTTCTTTGCCCAGCCTGCCCTGTTCCGACAGCTTCTGCACTTCCGCCGCGCTCTTGCCCATTGCCTCGGCCAGCAGGTCCCATACCGGCACGCCGCGTTCGAGCATCTGCATGGCCTCTTCGCCCTGCAGCTTGCCCTTGGTCCAGGCCTGGCCCAGCGCCAGGGTCAGCCCGTCCAGCTGTTCCGCGCCGCCGCCCGTGGCCGCCATGGTATCGACCAGCGCCTGCAGCGACCCCGTGGTCGGGTCCAGGCCGAAGGCGCGCAGCCGGGCATAGGCCTGCACGGTTTCCTCGACGCTCAGCGGGGTGCGGGTGGCAAAGGTCTCGATCCAGGCCATGGCGCGTTCCGCCCCTTCGGCCGAGCCTTCCAGCGTGGTCAGCTGCACGTTGAACTGTTCGAACTGTGCCGCCGGGCGCACGAAGCTGGCGGCAAGCGCCGTCATGCCTGCGCCATAGGCCGCCACCACCGCCCCGCCGCGCAGCGCGGCATTGCCGACATCGGTCAGCCCCGCCCCCATCAGCCGCGCCCCGGCGTTCACCCGTTCGGCCTGGCGCATCAGGCTGTCGCCGCCGATCCGCTCGATGCTGCGCATCGCGGCCCGCGCCGGGGCCGTGGCCCGGTCGACCAGGCGCAGGATCAGGGCGATGTTCAGATCAGCCATCGGTCTCCTCGTGCCGTACCTTCGCCTTCAGCCACCAGCGCGCCAGTTCCTCGGGCGTCATCGGGTCCATGTCCCGGGGCGTCCAGTGGAAGACGAGGGCGAGGTCCGCCATCGTCTCCTCGATGTCGTCATGCGGCAGGGTTACAGGGTCTGATCCCGGTCCAGCGCCGCCATCTGGTCCGGGGTTGCGAAAAAACTGACCACCGTTCCGGCCAGCGCCAGGAAGTCGGCCGGGTCCAGCGCCGCCACCTCTTCGGGCAGCAGCGACGGCTGGGTGACGCGTGGCAACAGCCGCTCCAGCGCGCGCACATCCATGCGCAGCACGTCGGTCAGGGCCAGCCCGCGCAGCGCGCCGACATTGGGCTTTGCCACCGTAACGGCGGTGATCGGGTCAGCGCCCTTGCGGGCGACCGGGGTTTGAAAGGTGACTTTGCCCATCCTTCAATCCCCCCTTAAAGACCCATCGCGCGGCGGAGGTCGGCCAGCTGGTCGACCCCGCCGATCACGCGCAGCCCGTTGACCAGGTCCACCTCGTGGATCTGTTCGCCGTTGATCTCCAGCCGGTAATACCGGACGTCCATCATCAGCTTCAGCGTGGCCATGGTGCCCGGTTTCAGATCGCCGGTCTCGGCTCCGGTGATCAGCCCGCCGATGGTGGCGATGATCGTGTCGGCCCCGTCACCCACATCGCCGGCCGCCGCCGGGCGCAGCACGAAGCGCTGCTGCAGCCCCGGCTTTTTCAGAAGCTCGGGCGACCATTCGGCAAAGGTGATTTCCGAGGTCATGCCCTCGACCCCCATGTCGATGCCGACGGGCCCGTCCATGCCCGCGCCCCGGTGGGCCTCGGTCATGATCTTCAGCTGGGGCAGCTTCGCCTCGGTCGCCAGACCGAAGTAGCTGATGCCATCGACGAAGGCGTTGAAGTTTCGCAGCATGCGCGGGATTGCCATGGTCAGGTCTCCTTACTGCGCCGTCGCGACGGCGTTGACGAGTTCGGTGTAGTAATCGCCCTCGCGGTGGGCGCGGAACGTCAGCTGTTCCAGCGGCGCGGGCGGCTCGATGTCGAAGTCGAGGTAAAGCTTGCCCGCCATCAGCTCGGTGGCCGAGTTCAGCTCGGGGTCGATCCAGACCTTGCCGCCCAGGATCGCGCCGCGCCGCTTCAGCGTGTTGAGATAGCTTTGCACCGTGTCCTTGATATCCAGCAGCAGCTGGGCCGAGAACGGGCGGTCCATCGCCCAGAGCAGCGCCTCTTCGATGGACTCGTAGACCATGTCGGCAGTGCGCCGCACCGGCAGGAAGGTCCACAGCGGGTCCGACGCCGTGCTGCGGTTGCCCCACAGGCGGAACCCTTCCTGGCGGATGATCGTGGCCACGTCCTGCTCGTTCAGGCGGTTGGCCTCGGTCTCGGTCGAGCTGATCGCAAAGCTGATGGCCCGCGCGGTGCCGCTGATGCCCTGGACGATCTGGTTCGACGGCGACCACCAGAAGCCCTTGGTCGCATCCATGTTCGACAGGATGCCCGCAACATATGCCGAGGCGGGCCGCGTGATGAAGCCCTGCGTCACGCTGTCGAACACCCGCACGGCCGGGTCGACGATATAGAGGCGGTCCGACCCGAACTTGTTGCGGTCGGTGATCGCGTCGGCCTCGGTGGTGTTCGGCCCGTCGGCAATCACCACGCCGCGCAGGCGGCTGGCCACGATGATCAGCGCCAGCGTGACTGGCGAGGCCGGGCTGGCGGCGGGGGTGGAGGTAAAGCCGGGCGCGGCCAGGATGCGCGGCACCTGCCCCGTGACCGTGCGCGCGGTCATCAGGGCATAGACCCCGGTCTGCGCGGCCGGATCGCCCAGCACATTGGTCAGGGTGGCGGCGGGGGTGCCACCTTCGGTCACGCGCACCACCACGGCGGTGGAAACGCCCTGGGCGTAGATCGCATCGTAGGCGGCCTTCAGCGTGCCGGTCAGCCCCAGGGCGGCGGCGGCGCGCGGGCCGGTGATCAGCACCGGCGTGTTGATCGGGAACGGCTCGTCCGCGCCCCCGGTCAGGGCCACGGCCGCAGCACCGGCCACGGCCACGCTGCTGCCGGTGCTGCCCGGTGCCACGGCGGCGGTCACCAGCGCGTTGGCCGGGCTGCTGGCCACGATGGCCGCGATGATCTGGGTCAGGGTCGAGGTGGGCACCGATGAGGCGCTGGTGGCCAGGTTGACCACGATGGCATTGCCGGTCACCACCACCCCCAGCGCGGCGCTGGCCGTGCCGGGGTTGCGCAGATGGACCGTGATCGCGTTGCCCAGCACGCCCACCGGCTTGGCGGTGACCAGCAGCGCGGCGGGGGTGATGCCCAGCGTCGCGCTGGCCTTGGTATCGGCCTGGGCGGCCGGGGCGGTGCCGACAAAGCCGATGATCGACGATTTGACGGTCTGGATCGGGCGGATGCCGTCGTCGATCTGGACGGTTTCGATCCCGTGGAGAAACTGATCAGGCATGGGGTGGTCCTTTTCGGGTCAGGCGGAAATCAGGGCGGCTTCGCGGAACAGATCGTCCAGGTCTTCCGGGTCGGTGATGCCGATGGCCGGGGCCAGGGCGGTGATGGCGGGGGACAGGCGGGCGTATTCAGTGGCCGTCTGCCAGGCCAGCAGGGTCAGCCCGCCCGCCGCCGTGGCCGTAGCGTTGGCGTCATCCAGCAGGCCCCGGTTCAGCAGCGCGCCCTTGGCCTGGAAGGCCGAAACTTTCGTGGCCGCCCGCCAGGCCTCCAGCAGCTCGGCCTCAGTCGGTGGTGTGGGCCACAGCAGGGTCGGCGCGCCGCCGGGGCCGGGCACGATCTGCGCGCCTTGCGATTGTCCGGCCAGAAGCTCGGCATAAAGTGTGCGCGGAATTTCCAGCGCATCCAGCGGCAGCGCAACGCCGCTAGCGGGATCGAAAAAGCCGCGCGTGGCGGCGCTGTAATACACCGGGCTTACCATCCCACTGCCCTCCATCTGACAGGCCAGCCTGCCAAGGTACTAAGATCAGGGTAGAAGAGGCGCAGCGGCATCTGCGTCATCGTCTTGGCCACCGTGCTATCCTCGACGACAATCGCGGGGCCACTGCCCGAGTGCACGGCGCTCGGGATGTAAGTGTTTGTGCTGAAGGCCGTTGGCAGTGTGACCAATACGCGACCGTCGGAGTTCGTGGTCGCGGTGCCCCATTGCTCAATCAGCCCGCTCGGCAACCGTTGCCAGCCGGGCGAGGCAAGGCTTTGCGCCGCCCCCGTGGTGCGCCAGATTTCCGACCAGGCCGACCAGACGGTGCCGTTCCAGAACCGCGTGAACATGCGGCTGCTGGCGCTGTCGAACGCCATCTGGTTGACCGCGCTGGCGCTGGCGGCAATCACCTCGACCGTTCCCGCCACGCCCGACGCGGGCGTGTTCGCATCGCCCGAGGCAAAGCGGTAGCTGCCCGTCAGGCGCGCGGCGGCAGAGTTGAGCGTCACCAGCGGCACCGCCGCCGCCCCCAGACCCGCCCCGTCAATCACGCCCTTGAGGAACGCGGTGCGGTTGGCCAGCAGGCCCGCTTGCCAGTTCATCAGCCCGCCGTCGGCGGCAGGATTGACCGCGCCGCCGGTCGGCCACCAGCCGTCCTCCAGCCGGGGAATCTGCGCCTCCCACTGCTGCAATTCGGGCAGGTAGTTCAGCGTTGCCAGGTTCACCATCAGACAGGCACCTCGTAATTGTAGACGCCGCCCAGCGGCACCTGATTTCCAAGCGACCACACGCCCGTGCCCAGCACGTGGCGCACGCCGCCCACCACCTCGATCCGGCGCAGGCGGCAGCGCAGCGGGGCCACCGCGCGCAGCAGCGCCGCCAGCCGGTCGGCCTCGGCCCGGAAGATCGGCACGGCGATTTCCACCCAGTAGTCGGCCCAGACCGTGCCGGACCACCCCAGCCGCCATGTCCGGCCCAGCGGACGGGTCTGCCCCAGCCGCGTCAGGTCCTTGGCCTCGATCAGCGTCGCGGTGCCGTAGCCCGCCGCCGCCAGGGCCGCGACCACCGCACCCCGCGTGCCCTTCCTGCGGTGCACCGCGACCGAGGCGGCAATGACCGCGCGCTGCCGCGCCTCGGGCCAGGTGCCGTCCCATTCATCCACCGACAGCGCCCAGGCCAGCCAGGGCAGCAGGGCGGCGGGGCAGGTGGCGGGGGTCCAGAGCGTG